GGTTCACACGCGCCGCTTGTACGAAGAATTTTCATAAGTCTTCTCAGATCGGTTTATGTACTGCCCATTTCAGTCTAGTCGAATGCCTTGAGTCTATGGGGCATGAAGTAGAACAGAGACCTGTTAGGATCGGCGAGGACTTATCTGTTTATGATAAGGTGGTTGTGTTTCTAATGCACATATCTCCATTTAACACGCATATCTACAGCGCGCTTTGGACTATCGCTCAACGCGACGATGTTCTTTTTGCTATTGAAGATTGGCAATCTCCCAAGAACATTAATACATGGAAAAACAATATTGACAAAGTCGTCGATTCGGTCACGAACGATTATTACGTCAATAATGTTGTTGCTGAAAAAGAACTTCGCCCAGAGTGGAAAGCGGATTTCAAAAAAGCATTTACCATGATAGCAAACATGGATCGACCTATCACGTTACCTGCGCATTTGGGTGGCGATTTTAAAATGTTATTTTCTGATTGGGATAACGATAAAATCCATTCTTGGTTTCCGCCGCCGTTCACGCTACACCGCAAACCTAGAACAACATTGTTTGATGACGATAAAGCAAAGATCTTTAACTTTGCTGGATTGATTCAGTCCGAGACCGAGAAGTGGTTTAACCGAATCACCGCAGAAGCAAAGTGGGAGATCAAACAATATGGATCTAAAAATAAAAAACAAGTTCGATTGTCGGAAGAAGATATGGTAACGACCTTCAATGAGCAATGGGGTATTCTAATGGCAGGATACTGGCATGCTGGTTCTGGTTGGTGGCGCGCGAGACCGCAACAAGTTGCTGATTGTGAGTCAATTTTAATCTGCGATGATAAAGAAGCATCAATATTCGGCGAACCTTATATTGGTTTGACTTGTAAGAAAGTTGAACAACTTTCGGAAGGTCAGTTAGAAAAACTTGCTTTCGAGCAAAAAATAGCGTATTATGAATCTCAACCTATGAATAAAGAAATAACAATCAAACAAGTTGAGGACTATTTGAATGGATAGGAAGTATCTGGTTGTCGGCGCTGGGTTTGCTGGCGCAGTCTATGCTCGAGAACTTGCTGAAGCAGGGGCAAGAGTTGACGTGATTGATTCGCGGGACCATACCGCCGGTAATGCGTTTGATTATCTTAATGAAGATAATATCAGGGTTCATAAATATGGACCGCATATTTTTCACACCAGTAACGAAAGAGTGTTTAAGTGGTTGTCTCAGTATACCGAGTGGGTCGATTACAAGCATAAAGTCTTAGCATTGCATACCGATGGGGAATATTATACTCTGCCAGTAAACAAAGAAACATCGATGCTCGTGGGAGAAGAGAACGTTGCCGACATATTCTTTAAACCGTATACAAAGAAAATGTGGGGGATTTCTCTGGAAGAACTAAATCCGAAAATATTAGAGCGCGTTCCTGTTCGTGATGATTACAATGAATATTATTTTCCCGACGACACTATACAGAAGATGCCGAAGGATGGTTATACCGTTTTGATTGATAATATCTTAGATCACGAGAACATCTCTGTTCGCCTTAAAACACCGTTTTCTTATGATATGGAAAAAGAATATACGCATACTTTTAACAGCATGCCTATCGACGAGTATTATCATTTTATATTTGGCGAGTTACCTTATAGATCAATCAAGTTTCAAACGGTAACGCTGCCCCAGAAGAATGTATTTAAAACGGCGACTACCAATTTCACCACATGGGAGGGTCCGACCAGGGTCACCGAGTGGAAGAATTTTCCTAATCACGGAAACAATCCAGGATTCACAACGTTGACCTATGAGTGGCCCTGCGATTACAAAACAAATCAGAAAGAGCGGTACTATCCTGTCAAAACTACTGACGGATTAAGCTCTGCGATTTATAACAAATATACAGAAATTGATAACAAGCGCATGACCTTTATCGGTCGTTGCGGGACTTATCAGTATCTGGATATGCACCAAGTAATTAACCAATCATTAGCGGGATCAAAAAAATATTTAAAGGAAATATTGTAATGTCTAATAAAGTGACATCGTTAGAAGAAACGCCAGGAGTCCACACACGGACGACTACTCAAGGTGGTTTGTACGCGAGAACCTTGTTTGGGTATAACACAATGCACACAAAATCGTGCCTCTGGGGATGCGGTAAACGTTTTTCCATAACAGCCTTCTATAAAAAATCTAAAGTAAAACGGGGATATACATCGCATGCTGACGATCTTCGAGAGTTATGCGCTACATGTTATAAACAATATAATGGAAGTATTGCATCTGCAAAGCGAGCATATCTCAAACGAAACCGTCCCGTCGAAGAGCAAACAAACCTTTTAGATTTTGGAGAACTATCAATAGTCAAAACTCCAATCAAAAAGAAACCGCATCCAAAGCAAAACAAAAATTTGTTAGACCAGTTTTTCTCTTGACATTGGGCGAAAATAAAAGTAAGATATATATCTACGATAAAGGAATAAATTATGGAAATTAGCGACAACACATTGCAGGTTCTTAAGAACTTTGCTTCTATTAATCAGAATGTTGTAATTAATGAGGGAAACGTGGTTCAGACTGTGTCTGAAGCAAAGAACCTGTTGAGCACATCGGTACTCGATGTTGAATTCCCGCAAACGTTTGGGATCTACGATCTCAATGAATTTCTAAGCGTGCTATCTCTAGTCGATAGTCCTCGTTTGAAGTTCGAAGAATCCTATGTCATTGTTGGTGACGGTACGGGTCGTTCAAGAACCAAGTATTTTTACTCGGACATTGAAAACCTAACCAAACCCAATAAGAAGGGCATAGAAATGCCGAAGGCAGAAGTTAGTTTTGTTTTGGACCGCGAAACTCTTTCGCGTGTAAAACGAGCATCATCTGTATTAGGACACACGGAGATGTCTGTCTCCTCAAGAGATAATGTACTATCTATTTCTGTCTTGGACGTCAACGACAGAACGTCGAATGCTTTTTCAATCGATGTAGATGGTGAATTTGAAGATGAGCAATTTGATTTCATTTATGACATCCGCAATCTTAAAATGATTGACGGTGATTATGATGTTAATATTTCTTCAAAACTTATCTCACAATTTGTTAACAAAGAAATGGACCTATCTTATTGGGTCGCCCTTGAAAAGTCTAGTAGATACGGAGAATAATGATGGCTAAGACACAAGCACCAAAGCAAGAAGCAAATAGTGAAGTAGTTGAACTGGCAAACCGAGTTTGTCGAAGTACAGTTGCTGTAATTGATACAGTTGCAGGTCGTGGCGGTTTCCGCGGCGAAGAACTCGCAACCATCGGTCAGTTACGCGACCAAAGCATTGCATTGCTTCAACTAATTGAATCTCAATCTGAGGAGAGTTAATAATATTTAATCTCCACCCCTTTCTATATTATTATTGTTGTTTTTGATTCGGAGATTAATATGAGTAACTCTTTTTTATGGGTGGAGAAATACCGCCCACAAAAGATTAGCGATACAATTTTACCTGGAACTCTCAAAGAGATATTCCAGGAGTATGTCGACAAAGGTGAATTGCCGAACATGTTGTTAACTGGAACAGCAGGTCTCGGTAAGACCACTGTCGCAAAAGCACTTTGCAAAGAACTTGATTATGACTACATCGTGGTCAATGGATCCGAAGAGGGTAACATTGATACGCTTCGTGGTAAGATTAAAAGATTTGCATCTTCTATCTCGTTGAGTGGCGACCTCAAGGTCGTCATCCTCGACGAGGCAGATTACCTCAACCCTCAATCTACGCAACCGGCACTCCGAGCGTTCATTGAGGAATTTTCTTCTAATTGTCGGTTCATTTTGACCTGTAATTTTAAGAACCGAATCATTGAGCCGCTACATTCTCGTTGTGGTGTAAATGAATTCAATACCACCAAGAAAGACCTTGCTGACTTATGTGGTCAATTCCTTGAACGTATGATGTTTATTCTTGATGAAGAAGGCATCGAATACAAAAAAGAAACCGTCGCTAAATTAATCATGAAGCATGCTCCGGATTGGAGAAGAGTGATTAATGAATGTCAACGAAGAAGTGTCGGCGGCGTGCTGCTCGACTCTAGTTCGCAGTCTGCTGACGGCGACTCTTTTGATGGATTGTTTGATGCGCTCAAAGATAAAAACTTCAAAAAGATGCGTTCCTGGATTGTAAATAATATAGATATAGATGCAACTGCTATTTTTCGCGGAATCTACGATCGAATGCTGGATAAAATTCAAGATCACAGTGTTCCGCTTTTGGTTACTATCTTAGCAGAATATCAATATAAACATGCCTTTGTTGCAGATCACGAACTGAATACAGTCGCGTGTATGACTGAAATAATGGGGCAGGTAGACATGAAGTGAGGAACACATGGCAAATAGAATCGCGTTTTTAACATCGTTAATGATTGCGTCCGTCGCAGCATTTTTTTCGATACTTGGGTTATCCACTATTTTTTCTGGTGCCTTCTGGGCAATCGTAATCATGGGCGCTGCGTTAGAAGTAGGCAAACTAGTCACTTCAGCGTGGTTACATATTAAGTGGAATGAAATAGGAAGTTTTCTCAAGTATTACTTAACTGCTGCTGTCGTTATCCTAATGCTGATTACCAGCATGGGAATATTTGGATTATTATCCAAAGCGCACTTACAACAAGAATCTATTTTGTCGGGTGTTGAGATTAGACTAGAAAGTGTCAGAGAAAAAATAACTGATGAAGACGATAAAGTTGCCGCAATTAATAGGCAGCTATCTTCTCTTGACGGCGCGCTCGAAGAATATATCGAAAGAGGGTATATCACTCGAGGGTTGACCGCGAGGCAAGAGCAAACAGATCAGCGTACTCTACTAGAATCTACTCGCGATGATATTTCTATCAGAATTGAAAAATTAAAAGAAGTTGAATCTACCCTAAGATTAGAAGTCTTAGGCGCGGAAGCAGAAATAGGGGCAGTCAAATACATCACCGAATTATTATATGGCGATGATGCGAAAAACCACTATGCAGACGCGGTAAGATCAGTTATACTATCTCTAATATTTGTTTTTGATCCGCTGGCAATTGTATTATTATTAGCGAGTACGAAGGCAATTTCTGAGGAACCAAAAAAGGTTAAAGTTGTAAAGAAAACTGGTGCCCTTCCTAAGAGTAATCGAGAGGAAGGTCAAGAAGAAGGCGAAGAAGAATTAATCGAGAGTGTTGACGAACTTGATGTCGAAACCAAGATCAAAAAACCACGCTGGGCGAAGAACGCCATTGCGACGACAAAAGGTTGGATTAGCACGAAAGGTGAATTACTTAAAACTCAAAAGATGACAGAACAAGAGGTAAAACATTTTAATGGCAATTAATCCGTTTGAATATGTGGGTAGTATAACCCACACAAAAAATAACATTATGTTGGATGACATCGCAGAAAAAGGTTACAATGCATTTATTGTAAACAGACAATTATCTTATTTTCAGGACACTGTTCTTTTATCTAACGAGATGAACTTTCATCATCAACTTGATAATTCTATGCAATATCAGTTTCTACTAAATACTGTGAGAAAGCGGAAACGCTTCTCTAAATGGATGAAACCAGAACTGGTTAGTGACACGGATGTAGTCAAAGAATATTATGGATATAGCAACGAAAAGGCGCGCCAATCTTTGTCCCTCCTTCAACCAGATCAACTAGACGAGTTAAGGAAAAGGGTATTTAAAGGTGGAAGAAAATCAAGTATGGTCCCCAGCAGAAATGCTGGAAATAACAATTAAAGAACCTGACGATTTCCTGAAGGTTCGCGAAACATTAACGCGAATTGGAGTAGCATCCAGAAAGGATCAGAAACTGTTTCAGTCTTGTCATATTTTGCATAAGCAGGGAAGGTACTTCATCGTACACTTCAAAGAATTGTTTATGCTCGACGGGAAAAAATCGAACTTCGAAGAATCTGACGCGCTTCGAAGAAATACGATCGCCACACTACTTTCCGATTGGGGATTAGTCGAAATCGTAGAACCACATCGCGTTGCAGAATGCGCACCGATGCGTCAAATTAAAATTATTTCACATAAAGAAAAATCTGAATGGGAACTTTGTCCAAAGTATTCCATCGGAAATAAATCTTAATCTAATTTACAAGAATGCGCCCGTAATGGGCGCATCTCTTTACATTCAAAGAAAAACATAGTATATATAATGGGTCGATGCGGAATTGTCCGGTCGATAGACAACAACCTTGCTAAAATGCTTAGGAGGCAAAAATGGTTACTACAAGAAGTAAAGTGTTTTCATTTCCACATTCTCGTTTTATTGGTTTCGACCATGTCTGGAACGAGATCGAACGATTATCCGACTTAGGTGCAAACGAAAAGGGATTCCCCCGTCACAATATCGTAAAACATAGTGACACGGAATACTCCATGGAATTCGCGCTCGGTGGATATCGAAAGAAGGACTTAGAAATTGAATCAAATCCAGGAGTTCTAGTTGTTAGAGGAATTCCGGATGATGGTCCAAAAGAATACCTCCATAAAGGTATTACGACTAAGAAATTCGTGGAGACTTTCCGACTCGCAGACCACGTTGTCGTTGATGGAGCTGAATTCGTCAACGGACTACTCGTGATCAACCTCAGAGTAAACTTACCCGAAGAACAGCGTCCGAGAAAAATAGAAATCTCAACTAGGACGTAACATAAAATGAAAATTTTAAAGAACGAAGGAACGGTTGCATTGTGTCAATTCGTTTGCGCAGTGGCGATCACTCCCTTAATGATCTTCGCATCATATATTGCATAGGTGCTTGATATGATCAAGAAAATAAGAGAGTGGTGTGGTATCATATTCTTTTCTGCCTTAGTGATTGGTGGATTGATCTCTCCGTTATTTACACCAAATTATGGTGTTATCGCGACAGGTCAAAGTTTATACATGCCGACACCGTACCTGTAAGGTATTGAACAGTTTAAGGACTTTTCTGTTAATAAAAAAAAGTCCACTTCCCCTTTAATATGACAGAAAAAAGTGATATAATACATCTATGAATTATTATACTAATGTCTCACGCCTTGGAAACAATATTCTTCTTCGCGGTTATAAAGACGGCAAAAGAATATCTGAAAGAAAACCCTTCTCCCCGACCCTTTTCGTTACATCCGAAAAAGCGACAGGCGAATACAAAACCCTTTTCGGCAAACCCGTTGCGCCCGTTAAGTTTGATGGAATGCGCGAAGCGTCCGAGTTCATGAAAACCTATAAAGACGTGCCGAACTTTGGTGTTTACGGCATGACTAATTTTGTTTCTCAGTTTATCTCTGGTCGATATAAGAACGTGGTTAAATTTGACCGCGATGAAATTAACGTAACCACAATTGATATTGAGGTTGCCTCTGACCAAGGGTTTCCCGCGCCCGACGAAGCGGCGCATACTGTCATATCAATCACATGCAAGAATAACATCGATAACGTGTATTATGTCTGGGGGTTGTACGAATACGACACCACGAGAAACGACAGCGAGATACAATACTTCCGGTGTAATTCCGAAGCAGATCTTCTAATCAGGTTCACCAATTGGTGGTCCAACAGCAATAATACTCCTGACGTGGTCACTGGTTGGAACACCAGGTTTTTTGATATCCCGTATCTCGTTCGGCGGATTGGTTCCGTAGTCGGGGAGCATTGGGTCAAGAAACTTTCTCCTTGGGGTAAACTCACTGAAAGAAAGATCAAAGGCAAATTCGGTCAAGAGCAACTTGCCTTTGACCTCGAAGGTGTATCGCAACTGGATTACCTAGATTTGTTTCAGAAGTTTGGTGTATTGACCTACGGGCAACAAGCATCATATAAACTCGACCATATCGCGCATAGCGTTCTCGGCGAGAAAAAGATTTCTTATGACGAATATGGCAATCTACATACGCTTTACCAAGAAGACTTCCAACTATTCATTGACTATAACATCAAGGACGTTGAACTCGTTGATCGGTTAGAAGAAAAGATGGGTCTGATTACCTTGGCGATGACGATGGCGTATAAAGCAAAGACTAATTATGCTGATGCGTTTGGTACGACTAATATTTGGGATTGCGTAATCTATAATGAATTGCTGCAGCAGAAAGTTGTGGTTCCTCCGAAAGAAAATAAATTCAAAGAGTCGATCGTTGGCGGATATGTTAAAGAACCAGTGATTGGATTACATGAATGGATATGTTCTTTCGACCTTAACTCGCTGTATCCTAACATAATCGTACAGTATAACATGTCCCCAGAAACTATCATCGACGAGGGGTCGCCCCATTGGGATACTGGTGCAGTCGCAGCGAACGGCACGCGATACAGAAAGGATAAAGAAGGTATCATTCCCAATGTAATTAAACAATTTTATTTTGATCGTGTTGATGCTAAGAATAAGATGCTCAAGGCAAAACGCGAGTATGAGAAAAACCCTAGCAAGAAGTTAGAAAACGATATCGCCGTCTTTGATAATCAACAGATGGCGACTAAGATTTTGATGAACTCGCTCTATGGCGCGCTCGCGAATCAATACTTCAGATACTTCGACCTGAGCATTGCCGAAGGTGTTACAACTTCTGGTCAGAGAGCAATTAAGGTTGCGGAATCAGCAGTCAATACTGAAATGCAGAAGATACTCGACACTGACAAAGATTATGTTATAGCGATTGATACAGATTCTGTTTATATTACATTCGCTGATTTTGTTAAGAAGTTTAAACCTAAATCCCCGATAGATTTTCTCGATAAGACTTGTATGCACTTCGAGAAGGTCATCAAGGATGCGTATGAGACCCTTGCAGAAGAGACTAGTGCTTATGATAACCGAATGATCATGGCGCGTGAAGCGATTGCTGACAGAGGTATTTGGACTGCAAAGAAGAGGTATATTCTACAAGTTCATGATAATGAGGGCGTTCGATACGAGAAACCTAAACTCAAAATAATGGGCATTGAAGCGATTAAGTCGAGTACACCGCAAGTCTGCCGCGATAAGTTTGAACAGATCTTCAAATTAATTCTTAACGGAACCGAGACCGAAACTCAAAAGTTCATTGCTGATTTCCGAACTAACTTTAGCGGACTTGATCCGGAAACTATCGCATTCCCTCGCACGGTTCGCGATGTGACTAAATGGAAGGATAGAAAAACGATCTACGGTAAAGGAACTCCAATACACTCGCGCGGATCTTTGATGTATAATTACTTTTTGCGCCAAGAGAAACTTGAACAGAAATATGAAATCATTAAAGACGGCGAAAAGATTAAATTTGTTTATCTTAAAAAACCAAACTTCATCAGGGAAAACGTTGTATCGTTTCCGAATGTGTTACCGAAAGAATTTAAACTCCACGATAAGGTCGATTATGACCTGATGTATGACAAGACCTTCCTCGACCCTCTACGTCCTATCTTAGACGCGGTTGGGTGGAACGAAGAAGATGTAGCAACTCTCGAGTCGTTCTTTCTTTAATCTTTACATACTCCGAAAAATTTAGTAAAATACATTTATGTATTCTTTAACTATATTCAAAAACACTTTCGATAACAAGACTCATCGAAGAATGGAGTTTTCCTCTTGGGAGGAATTCGAACAACTTCTTTTTAATCTGTCTAACCGAGACGGTAAGAAAGGCGGTAAAGATTCTTCTCCGTTAATCAGTCCAGCATGCTACCACGAAGGAACAACTCGATCGAATCGAAATGTCTCTTCGTGGGGCAAGTGGTGCGCTGTTGATGTTGATGATTTTAATTTGTTAGACGAACAGAACTTACAAGAAACGCTATCTAAGATATGCGGCAAATACAAATTCATTTGTTATTCAACGGCAAGCAGCAAACCAGTTCAACCAAAATTTCGTCTTGTGTTTCCGCTAG